TAAAAGTGATGATCCAGATTATTTAGGAACATATAAAGCAATTCAAAAAGAATTAGACAAAATGTATTGGTATGACAAAAGAATATTTGAATTAATAAATGGAGGAGAAAGCATAGCATCTCTATCTAGAAAAACTCATATTCCATATTATTCTCTTTATAATACTTATACAAAAGTCAAAGAAAGATTAAAAAAATTATTATGAATGTTTTAGAATTATTTGCAGGAAGCAGAAGCATTGGCAAAGAAGCTGAAAAATTAGGATATAAAGTTTTTAGTTCTGATCTTAATTCTTTTAAAAAAATAGATTATGCTGTAAATATTTTAGAATTTGATATAAAAAAAATTCCATTTAAACCAGATATGATTTGGGCAAGTCCACCATGCACTTATTTTTCTGTTGCAAGTATTGGAAAACATTGGAATAAAGACCATACTCCTAAATCAGAAAATGCTTTGCTTGGTTTGAAAATTGTAGAAAAAACAATTGAAATAATAAATGAAATAAATCCTAAATATTGGTTTATTGAAAATCCTAGAGGAAAATTGAGGAAACTAAATGTTGTAGCAGGTTTACCCAGAACTACAGTTTGGTATTGTACCTATGGAGATTTAAGAGCAAAACCAACTGATATATGGAGCAATCATATAAA